CATCACGTCAAACAGGAATAGACCAAAGCAATATAGTTAAGAACATCAAAGGGAAATATCCTTATGCAGGTGGTTATATGTTTCGTTACAAAGAAAAAGGTGCCGCATAACACAGCACCTCAATCTATTATGTGAAACTCTCAAGTCAAACAGTCGCAAAAATACACAATTTTTCCTACCAGATGGAAGTGAACTCAAAATCGTTTGCAATTGGGTTTCCTAAGTAGCCTTTCACGCTCATTAGAGCTGCTATCACACAGTCTATCTTTGCATTTGCACTTGTTTTGATTGGCTTACGGTTATTATTCCAGTCTTCTTTCAACGCGCAATTTGCGACACACCACAGGAACAGTGCACTCTTATCAATAATCACCTGTTCACCAAGCACATATTTTTCAAATTGCCTTGTTGGATTATTAAAATTAAGTAATCCCTGTGAACATGGTTGCATATTATATCCCAAGTCCGTGCATGTTATTGACCATGTTCCGCTGTTGTATGGGTCAAAATAGATACCTTCAATGCGCAATATCTGCGATAATTCGTGTATTTTCTTTGTAACATAATCAAAATCAACGATATTCCCTTGAGTAATAATCAAATCACCATCTTGGGCAAATTTCTGGTAAAGCTCCTTGTTTGGATGTTCAGCAATTGTGTCAGCTGGCAAAAACGCATAATTTTTAAGCACAAACTTCTCTTCTCCCAATGGAATGAACACACTCATGGCTGTCATATCGTTCACTGATGAAAGGTCAGTGCCAATATATGCTGTATAACCAGCATAATCCTCAAGGTTTACATCTCGCATACATTTAACAACCTTTTCCTGTGGTATCCACACCATCTTTGACTGGCACCAGATATTGAAAGTTTTGGTTTTCACACCAACTTCAGCTGTTGGGTCGTTCTTTGCCTTCTGTATTTCACCAAGCATAAACTCCTCAGTAACAGTGTAATTCAAATTAGGCTGGCATTTTTCAAAGTTCTTTGGGTCAGTCCAGTCATCTCCATCGTCAAGTTGGAATATGAATGCTTGTTGTGTATCGTCTTTCTTAACATCATTAAGTATCTCAACACACAATTTGTAAAGCTCATAACACGGTGAGAATAAATCAAATCCGCTGGTCGTGATAACAACGCCAAGTGGTGATGTTCTCATAGCGGTTGCTGATTTCAAGTTGTCATAACCAGCACGTGATGAGGCTTCGTGGTATTCGTCTATACACCAGACACTTGGGTTTATACCATCAAGTTTGGAAGCATCACTGGAATAACATTTGATACGTCCCTTGTTTATAGGCGTGTCAATATGGTTCCTGTACCTTTTCATGTATTTTTCCTTTGGGTCCACCTGTGAGGCGAATGTGTCAATGTATTCAAACAGGATTGATGTCTGTTCACGGCTGTTTGCCAGCAAATCAACCTCTGGTGATGCCTCTCCGTCACACATTAAAAGATAAAGCGCAAGACCAGCCAACCAGCAATCTTTTCCCATTTTTTTCGCGGTCTGTATGTAAACTTCCCTGCAAACCCTGTTATTGTTTGATTTCCATTTGAAACCAAGTATTGACGCTATCATGAACTCCTGAAACGGTCTCAACACAAACGGTTGGTTTGCTGACTTACCCTTAAAGTGTTTTAATGCCCCGTAGAATGATATACACTTGTCAACCTCTTCTTCATCAAACCACATATCATCCTTTTCAAGGAAACTGTTAAAACGTTTGCAGGCAAGCTTAATTAGGTTTCCAGCCACTATTTTACTGTTAAGCACGTCTTCAACGTATTTGTAGTATCCTTTTTGCTTTGGCATTATCTATACTCCTTTCTCCCTTGGTTTTTCATCAGATTTTCAAAGACACTCTCTTCAACTGGTTTGGTATCCTTGATTTTCAATTTAATCTGACTGTTAAATGTTAAACCAAGCTGTTTTTGTAGTAAATCAAGCTTTTGCACTGTTGCATCCCTCGCTTTCAATATTGGGTTTGGCACCAGACCATAGCGGCTTGCGGTTACATAATTTCCATCCAACTTTGCAACCTCTTCATTAAATACTAATAATTGCTTGTAGTATTCCTCAAGCATCAACAAACTCAAGTTATATTCCAATGGTATAGTCCCATTGTTGGCTTTCTTAAGGAACTCTCTAACGTCCTCCATGTAAGTTTGGACATTTCTCTCAATTCTGTTCTTTGTCTTCTGTTCTTCAGTCAATTTTCTTGCAGGCATAATCTTCTCCTATTTTAACCTTATTATTCATCCATTATGGATATATTCTTGTGCTCCTTTATTTTTTTAAAGAAAAATCTTACTTTTCCTTTATACAGCACTATTTATAAAAGAAAAATAATAATTCAAATTAAAAAAGTATAGAATATGAAAAATGACAATCATCTCTCAATACGGCTTACTGATAATCAAATGCTTGTGTTGACGGAACTTAAGGAAAAGCTTGGATGCAGTTTTTCTGTGATAATACGTGCCATGGTGCTAGATTTTCTTCAGCGGAACGAAGAGGCACTTGACAGGATTTGCAGCGCAACGGGAATGACGTACTCCAATATTGAGTCTATAATAAATGAGAAAACTCCAGACGAAGATGCCAACAATCAATAAATTACCAAAGAAGAAGAAAAGCACTGAGCATTCCAACACTGACAGGAGGGAATTGAGGAAAAGTGCGTACAACACAACGGTGTGGAGGAAATTGAGGCTGGCGTACATGAAGGAGCACCCATTATGCGAGGAATGCCTAAAGAGCGGCAAAGTGACAGCGGCTGACTCAATACACCACATTAAATCACCTTTCAAGGGCAACGAGGTCAACTGGAACCTGTTCCTGGACCCAGAGAACCTGGAAGCAATATGCAGGGAATGCCACGCACGGGTGCACGCTGAAGAGAACGGATTTGTAAGTCCAAAGGAGGTCTTAAGACAGCTGGAGGAATTGATGAATGACAATATAACGGATGAGGAGCTTGAGAAATGAAAATAGGGGAAGTTATTGAAAGGAATTATGATGCACTCTTAAAAATGGTGAAAAGGCGGGATATTGTGATTAGCTGCCACAAGACCCCAATGGATGTGTTCCAGGACGTAATGGTGACGGCTGTACAGAAATATAAGGAAAATGACATAGAAGAAGCAGACGGCATGGCATACTTACGCAAGGCAGTGGCAATGGCTATGAAATTCCAATACAACAAGAAGGGAACAATGGAGCTTCCAATAGAGGAGGCGCAGTGCAACCTAGATGAGTATCTATATGAAGTAGAATATGGTGAATAATTAGAATTAAAAAATATGAAATAATGGGAATATTCAATAGACGTAAAAAGGAAGAGCCAGTCAAGGATGCGGAGGAACGCGGGTTCCCTGACCTTAGCGGTCTTTTCTTCAACGGTTTGACCAACTACAACCAGAACCAAGCGTTAAGGTTGTCAGCGGTTTATTGCGCTGTGAACCAGATAAGCAACTCATGCGGTGTGCTGCCAATTAACGTTATAAAGGGACTTGGCAACGACCGTGAGACGCTTTACGAGCACAACCTTTCGTTTGTTCTTAACGGCAAGATAGACGGCATCCACAACCATTTCAACTTTTTCAAACAGATGATTGAGAGCGTGTTGCTGAAGGGCGCTGGCTATGCGATAATAATGAGGGACAGCAGGCTGAATGTGAAGCAGCTTGTGTATGTGCCATACGATTATGTGACACCAATGCCTCAGGATGACGGGACTGTAAAGTATATGGTGAACGGTGCGAACAGGGTTCTGGAGGCTGACGAAATGATAGACTTCCACATGCACGTGGATGAGATGTACAAAGGCATAAGCGTTCTCAAATATGCGAGTATGGTGCTTTCAACCGCTTACGAGGCTGACAATATGTCGCTTAACTTTTTCAAGAGCGGTGGAAACCTTTCTGGTGTGCTTAAACCAACGGCACCTATGACAGGAGAGCAGAGGAAACAGGCTCAGGAGGCTTGGAGAAACAGTTTTGAGAGAAACGGGAACAACAGGGTTCCAGTTGTTATATTACCAACAGGAATTGACTTCCAACCCATAAGTGTGGACCCTGACGATGCGCAGCTGCTTGAAACGCGGAAATTCAGCGTGGAGGAGATAGCAAGGTTCTTTGGTTTGCCTCCTTTCAAGATTTATGCCAACATGACGGCAATGGATGCTTCAGATGAGATTGAGAGCTTGCAATCACTTTATTTGGTTGATACCATTCTGCCTTTGACCACAATGATGAGTGAGGAAATGAGCCAGAAGCTTGTGAGACCTTCAGAGCGTGGCAGACTTACAATTGACTTTGACTATAGCGCCATGTACAGAACGGACAAGAAGTCTGAAGCTGAATATTACAGGACTTTGGTCACCAACGGAATTATGACAATCAATGAGGTGCGTGCTAAGCTTGATTTGCCTGCAAACGATGGTGATGGTTGTAATGTGCACTTCATGCAGTTGAGCTATGCAAATGCGGATGATATCGCTTCTGGTGCATACATTCATGGAGAGCAACAAGACCCAACCAGCAATGTGAAAAACGATAATAAGGTTAAGCAAAACAACGAGGAGTAATGGACGCAAACAAGATTGGAAGACTCTATAAGGGCGAGGAGTATGATATAGATATCACCATTCCATACAGCGGTGAAACATTTGAATCATTTCAATTGAGCTTCTTCACTGACTCTGCCAGTACGTTTGTGGTCCCTTTTGCCCAGTTGCGTGCGGAAGGCTCCACAATCAAGGTGAACATTCAAGAGAATGACTTTGATATCCTTGCTGACGGTGTATTGAGATATTATATGGAGTACACAGTGAACGGGATTACAACAATCCTCTCAACCAACACAATGCACTATCTGAAGACACCAGACGGCTATTCTGGAATGACTTCCCAGGATATCTACAACCAGGGCTACAATGACGGCATAGAGGCAGCTGGAGGTGATTACACTGAAGGGTATAATGCTGGCATTGACTACCAGAAGGGAAAGATGATTTCAATTGAAATTACTGAAAACGGCACATATGTACATTCAGACGGCTATTCAGCTGTTACGGTGGATGTGCCTCAGCAAACCTTCAACGGACAGGAAAAGAACTACACCATAACTTCCAACGGTGAGACCACAATAAGACCAGACCTTGGTTATGACGGGATTACAGGTGGAACAATCACAGTGAACACTCCAGGATACAGTGAAGAGGAAATGGAAGAGTCCTTTGAGAGCGGTTATACTGAAGGATATGATGAGGGCTTTGCAAGCGGTGAGACCCAGGGATATACTGAAGGATATGACAGTGGTTCAACTGACGGCTATAATACTGGCTATGAAACAGGATACACTGAAGGTTTTGCCAGCGGTGAGACACATGGATACAATGAAGGCTATGAAAGCGGAAATACGGATGGATATCACTCTGGATATGATATTGGAGTTGCTGATGGTGCGGAATCACAGAAAGCCCTGCTTGTTTCAACTGCCATCACTGAGAACGGTTTGTATGAAAGGGAAGATGGGTACAACAGTGTAAATGTTTCAATTCCCCAGACAGGACACACAGACCAGGAAATGGAAGCTTCATATAACAGCGGATACACTGATGGATATTCCAGCGGCAATACTGATGGTTATGCAACAGGCTATACTGAAGGCTACACAAGTGGAAACACTGACGGATACCAAACAGGATATGAAACTGGTTATACCCAGGGCTATACAAGTGGTGAGACAGATGGCTATAACACGGGATATTCTGAAGGATATGCAAGCGGTGATACACAAGGTTATGACAGCGGATATACTGAGGGTTATAGTGATGGATACACCAGCGGTGAGACGAATGGAATGGCAGCTCAGAAAGCACTACTTGTTTCAAGCGCTTTCACGGCAAATGGAACGTACACAATGGAGAATGGTTGGAATGAGGTGACGGTTGATGTTCCAACGGTAACTCCTTATAAATACGCACAACACATTGTAGAAGAAAACGGTTCAAACTTCTATCATACAACTATAAGATTTTCAGCATCCACTCAATACAATGGAAGTGGATATGATATAGCCATTTATGGTACGTGGCCATCACCAGAAAGAGTTTATCTTTATGAGATATATGCAGAGGATGATGAAGTTGTTGATACACACTCTTATATAACAATTTATGTTAATGGTGGTTCTTTGTTGTATGATGACAGTGAATGGAATGCTCAAAAATACGGTAATCCAGATATTATACAAGGAATGGACAGTACAGCAATGACAATAACATTTGACTTTAAAGAGAGGTATTACAGTTGTACAATTGATGACTGGGGTGACCCTGTTTTCGCTAAAGGTGAAATGATTGTTGACGATATCCGCATTATCACTGCTGTACCATCAACAGGACATACTGACGCTGAAATAACAACAGCATACAATAGCGGATATACAGGAGGGTACAATTACAGAGAGTCTCTTATAAATCCAGTAGGAGTATTAAAAAATCCTAGTTTTGGTACTATATATGGTTTTTCTGGTGGAGTTAGAAGTGTACAAGTATTTGCTGGTGAATATAACGCTGGTGCAATGTACATTGATTTTAATTTGTATTTCAGAAACTATGGCATTGACAGTATGCTTATAAAGGGTCTTGAGGGTTCTAATGATTTTGAGGAATATTATATATCCCCAGGCATGACATATTATAATGTTCAGTTATTAACCACATGTAATCAATTTGTAGATAGCATGTTGCTAGCAAATAATGATTATATGATGCAAAGCCAAGGACAGGAAACACTGTTGTTTGAGATAAACAATGTAATATTCTATGGCAACAGTACTGGTTTTATTACTGACCTGTATGAAATTATGAACCTTACTGATTACACTTTCAAGTTCACCAACCTGTTCCCAGACCAGTTTACTGAATATGAGTATCCAATTGAAATGTGGGGTATGTGCGGTTCACACACAGCAATAACATTCAATACACCAATTGGTCATTTTGGACAGTTCCATCTTCCAAACTGTACTGAGATAAGGCTACCTAACAACACAAGACCTCCAGTTGAATATTTTACAATGATAACACAGGACTTGCCACAAAATGGTACGCTTTATTGCAAGTCATCAATATACAATGAAATGGCTGCTAGCGAGTTCTGGCATACGTTCCCGTCTGGTTGGTCAATATCTGCAACATTGTAATCACACCTCCAAGTGCTTTAAAGGGATTTCGCATTAACGGACGGTTATTCAAGGGGCATCACGGTGAATGGTGCCCCATTTTTGTGCTCTAGACCCAAATCTAATTCAAATAGACAATAACTTATTAATACATATATGAAATGGACAATAAAGAAATAAGACAACTTGAGATAGATTTTCGCGCAAACGAAGAGAACAGAACAATTGAAGGTTGCGCAATACCTTTTAATGTGTGGTCTCCAAACCGTGAGGGTTTCAGGGAGAGAATATTGCCTTCAGCCGTTGAGGGAGTTATTGAAAACTCAGACATCAAGTTCCTATACAACCACGCAAACGACAAGGGTTTCCTTGCACGCTACAACAGGGGAAAAGGCAAATTGGCGATAGATGTGCGTGAGGACGGTGTTTATTTCTCATTCCCAGCAAAGAAGGACAACCTATCAAACTATGTGTATGACAGAATCCAGACTGGTGAGTTGAATGAAATGAGCTTCGCGTTCACGGTGGAAAATGACGCATGGGTTAAAGCCGCTGACGGGGTGTATGAAAGAACAATCACCAAGTTTGGAGGTTTGTATGACCTGTCTGTTGTTGACAGCTCATATTACGGAATTGAGAACGCAGTAAAATGCGCCAGATTTTCAGAGGTGCTTGAAGAGGAAAGACTTGAAAATGAAAGACTTATGAAAGAAGCTGAGGAAAGAGCCGCTGAGGAAGAGGAAAAGAAGGAGGAGGAAAAGAAAGAAGCTCTCAAGACCTATTATGAAAAGATAAGAGAGGATTACAAAGAATATCTGAAATAATAATAACAAATTAAAATTATAATCAAGATGCAGGGTATAATTCATGGGGAGAACCCCTTTAAGGCGATAGGTTCGTCTTTTGCGGTAGCTGGCACAAGTGCTGGATACACGCTACAATACAGCATAGACAAGGTAAACTGGTCTTCATGGGACGAGTCAACACCAGCAAACGAGGAATTGGTTGTCAACGGAGTTGTGCATTACATGTGGTTCAGACTTCGTGGCAATGAAGATGAGAATGTCAATGCTATATTTTAATAATAACTGATTTAAATTGTAATTATAATTATGATAATTGATTTTTATGGCATAAACTCTGGTGGAGGTGGCGGCACTGTTGGACCTCAGGGACCTCAGGGAGAAAGGGGTGCTGACGGCACATCAGTTGAGATAAAACCTTCCAAGGCTGAGTGCGTTGAAATTGGCGATGGTTATATTGATGAGAACGGACATTTGAATATCAGAATTGGTGACGGACCAAACGACTTCCAAGACGTTGGTGAGATACGCGGTCCTCAGGGACTTACTGGACCTGCTGGTGCTGACGGAAATGACGGAGCCACTGGTGCTCAGGGTCCCAAAGGAGCCACTGGCGACCAAGGTCCAGCTGGTGCTGACGGAAATGACGGAGCCACT